ATCCAGAAATGGATCGGAGTCCTTTGGTTATAATTGCTGGTCCGAGACCGGTCAATTCTGTACCTCCACGGAAAACTCGCTTTGCGAATTCTCCATAAGGTACAGACCCAGTACTTATAAAAGATTTATTGAAATTAATTGGAATATCCAATTTATTCATGATGTCCTTATAAGTAAGAGCCACCTCGGGATTCCAAATTGCAACATCATCACCTAATACTAGGTAATCAAGAAACAGTCTATGACCGTTCTTTCTACCACAGTATTGGATGATAGAGTGATGCCATAGAGAGAAGACAGCCCACGAAGACAATAGTCCTAGTGGTTGTCCTACTTTCCATCGGTAAAACTTGTTTGCATATTTGAAATCTCTCTCAGATATTAACCTTCGCCAACTTTCTGCTAGGTCACTTCCATATATATGCTTGAGCATAAGCTCTTGCATCCATATAGGAGCCCTATCAGTTGCTGACGACAGATCAAAGCAGAACACTTTTGTGTTCAATGGGAGATCAAGTAGTTGCTTAAAAGCTCTATTTTGATCATATGTCCCATCAGTCTTTAATCGACTAAGTGCTCGCATAACTTGGTTATGTAGCGGTCTTAGTAGGTTCTGAGAGAAATAATCTCCAATAGCTATTACTCGAGACTTCCCTCCCGCTTGCGGTATAACCGTAAGTCGTGAGTGAATGTTCTCTTGTAATATCTCTTGTCTCCCTTCGGATAATTTGTGAATCAATTTGATCCACTCCATTATCCATTGGTTATTTGTAAGATTAGCGAATGCAGACATGTATTCGTACAATGCTTGATCTTTACAAATGGCAAGAGCATCGAAATGTGCAGTTGGAATAGATGGTCCGTTTGGACCTCTTTTCAATGTACCTTTCGGTCTATTAATAGTGAGATTATTCCTTTTACAGGATGAGATGAAACTACTATTTACCCATTTAGAGATAAATGACGAATATTCGTCAATCTCTTCAGGAGAAATAGTAGGCTGAGCAGAATCAGTTATTGGATTTGACTTCAATTCTGGGTTCACGAAAATACTTTCGTAAGATCGTGTTATAGTTAACCCAAGTCTTTTAGTCTCATCACAATCTGATATAAACATCCACCAGATAGGTAGCAACCTATTTGGA